ATCCGATTGATGATACTCGGCTAATAGAACGATCGGGACGGCAGACGCAACAAAGACGCAACAAAGACGCAACAAAGACGCTCTCAGATATAGATAAAGGTTTAGATATAGAATTAGATAAAGATATAGATAAAGATAATAATTTAATAGTATCTAAAGATACTATTCGTCAGACTGACGTCCAACGAACCATTGATGAATGGAATACTCTGGAAGAATTCGGTATTACTCCTGTAAAAAGAATGACACCAAAACGAGAACAGGCAGTAAAAGCTAGAATCCGTCAGAACTGTGTTGAAGATATTCTGGAAGCGATTGAAAATATTCGACGCAGCACATTCCTACAAGGGCAAAATAAAAATGGCTGGATGGTTACGTTTGACTGGTTCTTAAAGCCTGGAAATTTCGCAAAAGTATTTGAAGGGCAATACGCAGACAAGTCTACGAATAGACCGTGCAGCTACATGGAGAAAATTCAAAACAGGGTAAGCGAGGTGGATAATTGGGTATGACAAGAGAAGAATGGGCGGTACTCGTAAAAGCAATGAAAGCTGTGTACACTTCTCCATCATTTCTGCCAGATCAATATGCTTTTGATACTTGGTATGGACTTTTGAAAGACCTAGATTACAAGCTTTTAAGTTTTGGATTAAAGAAATATATGCAGACTGAATGGAAAGAGCCATCAATAGCCGCATTAAGGCAATGCGCACAAAACATTGCGCCGCAGAAGGAAGAGTTGAACGAAACAGAAGCATGGGAAAAGGTATGCAAAGCTATTCAGAACTCTACATATAATGCAGAAGCAGAGTTTGATAAGCTTCCAAAAATCATTCAGAAAGCAGTATCAAGCCCGGCACAACTTAGAGAATGGGCGGTATCTGAAAATGTGGATGGTACATGGTGGAGTGTGGTTCAATCAAATTTCCAAAGGACATACCGGGCAGAAGTGCAAAGAGAACAAGAACGAAGAAAACTAAGTCCAGACCTTTTAAAAATTATAGATACTGCCAGATTGGGAGGTGCGGGAAATTGCCAGATAGAAAACCATGGAGAGAATTAAAAAGCACTGAAATTATAGGCTTAAAGCGGAGACAATGCTCGAAATGCGACTATTACAGCAAGAGCGAAAATGCATGGAGTACAAATGCAACCTGTGATTATATCTTGATTGAAGAACATAGTAGAGGATGTGATCCGAGGGATTGTGTTAAAAATGGTATCTTCAAGAAGAAAGCGAGAGGAAAATCAAGAGTAAAGCGAGTGATTCTATGAGGAAGATAAGCGAAATGTATAAGCAATCTGGCGGTACAGTTTATCAGCATACCTGTTCTGATTGCAGATTCTTCTATGGTGGCAAATTTCCAAGGTGCTTGCAATACGAACTGGAAATTGATTGGAATCCAGATTATATAGCTTGCAAATTTTACAATCTGGAAGAATCTCAGATTGATGGACAGGTAAATATCTTTGATTTGTTGTAAAACGTGATAATTGTGTATTTAAAATAGCACAGAATCGTTCAAAAGAGAATAATGGTAGAAATTATAGGGCATACAAAAGATAAAGAAAAACAGCGTTTAAAACAAGATAATTATACGGAGGGACAATTAATGGAAAAAGCTATATTGTATGCCATAAACGAAAGAATGTTCTCACTTGGTCTGATAGATGAGAAAACAAGAGATAAAATTAAAGCTGAAATCAGCATTAGAAAGTAACGACAATGTATTGAGTGGATTTATATGAGGTGTTATACTTTATATGATTCCACTCCCTGTTTATTAAGGGAGAAATGCACTATGAATATTTATTATGTCAGAGAAAAATTAAGAAATTGCTCTATTTACGACATTGAACTAAATGTTGCTTATTATGCCAGGGTTTCTACGGAAAAAGTCGAACAGCAAGCATCCATTAAGCACCAAGAGGAACATTTCGAAGAACTGATACATTCTAACAACAGATGGAAGTTTGCAGGTTCTTACATTGATGATGGTATTTCTGGAATGCATGCGGATAAAAGAGAAGAATTTCAAAGAATGCTCAGAGATGCAAAGCTTGGAAAAATTGATATGATTATAACAAAAGAAATTTCAAGATTTGCACGAAACACTCTTGATAGTATCCAATATACCAGAGAATTGCTATCTTACGGCGTATGCGTATGGTTCCAAAATGACGGAATTAACACTATTGATGATGATAGTGAGTTCCGACTTACTATTATGGCTGGGGTAGCGCAGGACGAAATCCGAAAGCTTTCTTCAAGAGTAAAGTTTGGACACGCACAGTCGATCAAAAACGGCGTTGTTCTCGGACACAGAATGTATGGATACTCAAACAATCAAGGGAAGCTCGAACTGATTCCAGAAGAAGCAGACATGGTTCGAATGATTTTTCAAGATTACGCTTCCGGAATATCTACGCCAAGAATCGAAAAAAAACTCTGGGATATGGGATACAGAAGTTTCAAAGGTGGGAAAATCAACCGGGATGTCATAAAAAATATTATTCGGAATCCAAAATACAAAGGATACTATTGTGGAGGAAAAGTAAAGGTTGTCGATATGTTCACCAAGAAACAAGAATTTCTTCCACAGTCAGAATGGATAATGTTTAAGGATGATGGTTCCAGAGTACCGCAGATCATTGATGAAACTACCTGGGAAAAGGCAAACGCATATTTAAGAGAGCGTGGAGAAGCTATAAAATCAAGAAGAACCTCTTTTAAAAACGAAAATATTTTCACCGGAAAACTTTTCTGCGCAAATGACGGAGCTCCATACTGGATGAAGCAACATTATATCAGAGGGAAAGAAGACGTTCGATGGGTATGCAGTTATAAGATAAAAAACGGAGCAGCTTCATGTGATTCATTCGGACTGGCAGAATCAGAATTGAAAGAAGTAATTGCAGATTTGATTAATGAATCTTCTGAAAATATTGATAATATTTTGAAAGAATATTTTGAAATCTTACAGTCTACGATAAAAAACATCCCAGACAACAAAAGTGAAATATCGCGACTTGAAAAACAGATTGAAACATTAAAACAGAAACGTGAAAAAATACTGGAATACAATTTGGATGGCAAAATATCTGATGATGAATTTATTTCAAGAAATAAAGAATATGTAAAACAGATAAAACAGACAGAAAGCCATATTCGAGAACTACAAAATATTAAAAGTCCAGAGCCAGTAGGAATACAATTAAGTGCTATTAAAGAACAGTTAGAAAAGTTCAAAGGCGTTACTCCAAAAGACATTAACAGGCAGATTGTCAATGAACTTTTTGAAAAAATTACCGTGGAACCGTTGGCGGCTACATGTGCAACACTGACATTTCGATTAAGGTCTGGAAGCCTTGAAAAATGGGGGTTTCCCTTGCGCTGTTCTGACGATATGATTTTAACTCTACATCCAGAACAACACAAGATATTTAGTAGGAAAACTTGCATTAAGACACAAGATATGGTATTTTTCAAATATAAGTACCTTTTAGCACTATAAGAGAAAAAATGGGAGTGGAATCAATGATACATACAGCTTATGACGTAATGAAGGAGTTTCTAATCACGGATGCAGACCTTGAAGGCAAATATGGAATTCCGAAAATTCCAAAGACTTTTATCCATCCAGGGAAAGATACTGTAGACTTTGCGGAGAGCTTTAGTCGAAAAATTAAGAACCACCGGGAACTGGACGTAAATTTCTATGTGGACGATGTACAGTTTCAAAGATTATGGAATCAGCCAGACAAGTATATGGAGCATTTAAAATGTTTTCATGCAGTCATTATGCCGGATTTTAGCATATCGGTAGGCAAGAATGGAATGCCACTGGTAATGTGCCTGTGGAATAAATACCGCAATCACGCACTGGCTCACTACATGATCTTGAATGATATTCCAATAATTCCGAACGTAAACATATTACCAGAATACTGTTGGGACTGGTGCTTTGATGGGCTACCAGAGGGAAGTACAGTTGCCTGTTGCACCAATGGAAGAGTAAAGAGCAAGGCGGCACGGTTGGAATTTTGCGTTGGTTTCAAGGAGATGGAACGGAGATTGAAGCCACTGCGAGTTATCATTGTTGGAAGAATCCCGGAAGAATTAGAAACAGACACGGAGATTATAAACTTTGAAACAAGGAATCAGAAGATTAACAAGGAGGGCATGAATGGGAACAACGACTGATAATTACCAGAGAAAGAAAAAACTTTCAAAGTCACAAATGAAGAGGACGGAACGTTTAGAAAAATCATCCCACAGAAGATATGGAACACGGAAGAAAGAAGGATTAAATAAATTGTGAATTTTGAATCATTCAGCACTTTACGCTACAGAAATATTTGTGCAAAATTAAAATTTAAGTGGTAACTAGAAAATGCGAGAATTTTTCTGGTTGCCACTTTTTTTCTGGATTTCCTTGATTTTTGGCTGCCAGAATGATGTTTGAATTTGGAAATCATTCACAAGTTAGTTACAACTATTTAAGCATTGAATAGCTGCGGTTTTTCCGTTGCCAAAAATCAACCAGGGACAGCACCTGGAACCAATACCACGCCGAGCTGATGAAGCCGTGACGATTCCGGGAATGATTGAATATCAACAAAGCCGACCGCCAGCCGTAGCCCTGGCAGATCAGAACCAACCGCCCACAGATGATAGACCATAACAGCAAATGGCATATAATGCAGTAATAAAAATACAATAATACTCTTGCAAAATAAGCCTTAAATGGCTTGTAACGTATTTATCCTATACTTTATTGACTACTATTATAACACGCCTTAAAAAGACAAATACGTCGTTATACAAGCATATCACAATATAGTTGTTTAGCCCTAATTGATGTATAACCCGGACAGCTTCAGCATATCACCGGGAAGCCTGGACAAGATACGCATACAAGCGGACGTAATACGCCCATTGAAACGGTACGCAAATAAAACATAGATATACAAGGCTATTATACACCCATAACCGCAGACAGTCAATAAACCATGCAAGACGCTAAAAAGCGTTTTAAAGGCTTATAAGCGGCTTAAAATGTAAATGCTGATAAATCCCCATTAACAGAATAAAAAACGATTTACGGATAAAATAGCGCGTTAATTGATTGACTTATTATATTAACTTTGCAAGGTGCATCTGGCAGAATGCCAAAAAACCGCTTGCACGCCGTGAACGTGCCGCCAGACTGGATACCGGGAAGTGGTGAAAATCATTCATTTATAACAATATTAAAATTATCATCAATATAGCCGATAAATTTTATATTATCCTGGTTATATTCGTTTTTATATGTTTTATATATGCGTACATGCTTAAAATTTCCATCGTACCAAACATCTAAGCCCATAGCATGTATTTTTTTATTTACTTCAAGTTGCTTTTTTACATTTTCCTTAAAAGT